ACTTATGCTCTTGATTCAGATAACAAGCGTAAAGCTCCTTCTGTAGATAAATATAAGAAAATGGCTCAGCGCCATCCAAAACTGTTTAAAAAGAACTGGGCTAGATGGATGATGAAGCGTGACTGGGGTAAGAAAGTAATGTTCTTCTTCTTCGGAAAGGCGAAAGATAAAAATACGGGTTTTCCAACTCATTTTCCATATGTTCAAAAAACTGACCAGGAAAGATGTGAAAATATGCAGTGGATACTTGAGGATAAAACACCTTTTATTGTTACTCAAAAGTGTGATGGTTCTTCTGGTACATATATTCTTGAAAGAAAACCTTTTGGTAGATTTGAATTTTATGTATGTAGTAGAAATGTAAGACAATTAAATGAAAATCAAAAATGTTTTTATGAAGAAAATTATTATTGGGAAGTAGCAAAAAAATATAAGATAGAAGAGTTTTTAAAAGCTTTTCTTAAAGATAATCCAAATATAAAATATGCTTGTTTACAAGGCGAAGTATGTTCACCTAAAATACAAGGTAATCCTCATAAATTAACAGAAACTCATTTTTATGCTTTTCATTTTACAGATAGTGAAAAGGGTCGTTGGGATATTCGAGATATGAAAAGACTTCTTGATAAGTATTGTATCCAAACAGTACCTATCGTAAATGAAAATTATATACTTCCTGATAATTTTGAAGAGTTTAAACAGAGTGCTGATGGATTTTATGACTCTGAAGTATGTGAAGGATGGACTCAGCAACCTAGAGAAGGCTTTGTTTATTATAAAACAACTGACCCTAATTTTAGTTTTAAAAATGTTTCTAGGTCATATTTATTAAAACATGAATAAAATATTTTCAGATAATATAGGTGGAAAAAGAAAAATCCACCTATATTATCTGAAAAAGGAGAAAAAGATGAGTAAAGTAATAGATATGACAGGACAGCGATATGGTCACTTAACCGTTATTGAACGAGGAGAAAATGATAAACATGGTAAAGCTCAATGGTGGTGTCAGTGTGATTGTGGCAGCCCTAAAAAACTAATTAGTGGAGCAGCTCTTAGAAGAGGTTTAACAGTTTCTTGCGGATGCAATAAATTACAAAAAATAAAACAATATAATGAAAATCACACTATTGATGAAACTGGCAATAGATATGGTAAATTAATAGTAATAAGTCGTAATGAAGACCCTTCAATGCAAGTAGATGGTCGCGCTATGTGGAATTGTCAATGTGATTGCGGTAATAAATGTGTTGTCGCAGGACGACTTTTAAGAAATGGTCATGTTTCTTCTTGCGGGTGTGGTGTTCGTTCTAAAGGAGAACTAAAAGTTAAAACTCTATTAGAAAATATAAATCTTAATTTTTGTGAACAATATAAGATCTATATTAAACAGGATAAATATAAAGTTGAACAAACTCATCCTTATTATTTTGATTTTGCTGTCATAGAAAATAATCAATTAAAATATCTTATTGAATATGATGGAGAGCAACATTTTAGTTATAAAGAAAATGCAGAATATTGGTTTAATAAAGAAAACCATGAAAAAACAAAAATAAGAGATACAATAAAAAATCAGTGGTGTAAAGAAAATAATATACCACTAATAAGAATTCCTTATACACATTTAAAAGATTTATGTATAGAAGATTTATTATTAGAAACAAGTCAATTTATAATTAGGTAATCTATAAATCTGAAGCGAACCACAGTGCAAGTACCATCACTAGGAAGGTTGGGAAAAGTTGTAGCGAGGAGCCTATGTTAATTTGTCACGATTATTATACAATAATCGTGACATTTTTGCTTTTTTTAAAAATTTTTGTTATAATAAATATAGAAAATAATGATAAAAATAAAATAGAAAG